GTCTCAAACCAAAAGTAAAAGGTGTGCCTACAAATTGAATACCGTGAAGTGAGGTATCTGTCCAAACAAGTATTTGACCTGATGATTTTACAGCGCCTACTATTCTAGAACCATCTGATATACGCAGCGAACCAGCTTCGTTTGTGGCAACTGGTGTGTAATCAGTTGCGTCTTCTCGATCAGAAAACCTAAACAATAAATCATCTTGCGAGGCTGGTGTGCCAATAGTCGTTTCTGTACCAAAAATCATTAAGTGTCTTGTATCCGTTGATACCAAACTAAATCTAGATGCAGTAGGAGCATTAGATAAAGCAGTTGCTCTTGCATCTATAGAACCTGAAATATCTTTTATAAAAGTTTTACCGTTTAATACAGTGGCTATTAAATCTTCACCAAAATTATCTAATGACCAACTACGAGCGAAGACAGTTACATCTGAAGATGTGCTTGGTTCATTCCATTTACCCGCACTCCAAGTATCTGTACCCCATCCATATCCATAAGTGGAAGCAGTCTCCCCAATATTGATTTGATAATTAGCATTACCTGATCCACCTCCACCAGAAGTAGATCCAGAGGCTGTGTCAGTGTGTGTTACTTTGTATGTGTTAGCGTCAACATACGTTGTAACTTCGAATTCATTATTCATGTCCAAACCGTCTATTGCAGAGAATGAATCAAATGTAACAAAGTCTCCTTCAATAGCTCCATGACTTGCGTCAGTGACAGTGACTGTTGTTGTACCGTTTGTCGTAAATGGATTTGTTAAAGCTGCTGTTTCTCTGATTGGTGTAATGTCATAAAGGGCACTACCTGAGTATAAATATAGTTTTCTGTCTGTACCTAAAGCAAGGTATCTGGTTCCATCTAAACCAATCCAGCTATGCGTATCACGGACGACGCCCACAATAGTTTTATTTGGATCTGGTAAATAAGACCAACCATTCCATCTTTCAGGCTTTCCATAGTGAAAACGTACAAGATTTGAGTCAACATACTTACGTTGATCCCCTGCTGAGTAAGCGGTATCTTGTTTATCAATGCCTGGCTGGAACTTTAAATCTACTAATTTCATGGCCAATTATTCTACCTTATTTTATCATAAAGCTAAAGATCAATTTTAGGTTCGAACCATATAATAATGGCAAATCTAGGAATACTGTTTTTTACTGTATATAATAAAGGAGAGTGATAACAATCAGAGGCATTAAATAAAACAGCTCTATTTGGGTAACAACCAATAGCCGTATTTAAATCAAATCCATCGTCAGTAGGCTTATAAAAACCTGTTCCAGCGTTTAATTTGGAATCTCCCTGTAAATAAATAATAAGATGTTTTTCTGTTGGAAACTGTAAGTCATCTACATGCGGAAGAGGTTCTTTTGTATTTACTAAAGTAAAAGCAGCTAAATGAAGATTTTTTATACCAACTTTAAAATGTTTTATAATAGATTTTTCTAAATCTTTTAGCAAATCATCATCCTTATATATTTTATTTGAATAAAAAACATGTTCAGCTTTGTTATATGTTATCTCTTTTCCGTAATTTAAAGTAGCACAGTAAACAGATAACTTTTGAAATAAATCTTTAGGTAAAAAATTATCTTTTACTTGTAAGTCTAAATTCATTTCTTTTCCTGTGATATAAACTGCGTGGCCACGTTGCCTTTGAATGAGTAATTACCCATATGTGTCATACCACTTACAATATCAGCGTATATTTTACCACCTATTTTCTGCCATAAACGACAAAAGGCATAGTCTTCGGACAAATATCTTTTAGTATCAGGCTCTATCATTGTGTCAAAAAAAGCATAGTTCCAATCAGATGTATCATGATAGCCAAAGGTTTTGTCATGAGGATCTCCTAAATGTTGATCAGATTTAAATCTAAGATGAGGATATGCTAATGCCATTTTTTTAAAGACATTTCTTTTAATTAACATAAATCCTGTGGCCCCATCTAATACTTCTATAAATCCTTTTTTTACTATTACTTTCTTTGGATTTTTAACATTTAAATTATATTGTAAAGATGCTGCATGTAACTCATCTTCTTTAATGTTCGGATTTTCCTTTACTCTTCTAATTGCTTTTGTCCAATCAATTACCTTTCGTGGATACACCCCCGTTACCACATCTTCATCTAAGTCTAACATACGAAAGACAGACTCAGGATTAAAAGCCAGATCAGCATCAATAAATAAAAGATGGGTGTATTCTTCATTATCCATAAATAACTGTACTAATGTATTACGAGCCCTTGTTACCAAAGACTCGTTACCAATAGTTCCAAATTGTAATTCTATTTTTTTCTGTGCAGCTAAAGCTGTAAGCTGTAAACAACTTTTAAAATAATCTGCTGTAAGCATGTTGCCATAACACGGAGTGCCTATAAATATTTTAGTCATAACAAAAATTAGCCATTACATATCTTGGTGTTGAATTTCCTGCAAATTGTAAAGAACTGTGAGCAAATTTAGAATTAAAAAAAATTGCTCTGTTTTCTTTAAAACCTATATGTGTATGAAGATGATATTTATTATTTAATTTTTCATAAAATCCAGTACCATTATTAATTAATTTATCACCTACAATATAAATTAAACAATTGTATTCACCAGCATCTTTATGAGGAATAGCGGGCGTATTAGGAAAACTTAAATAGTAATTAGAATTTATTTTTTTCACAGTAAAGTTAAAATATTTTTTTATATTTTTTTTAACCTCTAAAACAATTTTAGCATCAGAATTTAATTTTACATGATGATAAGTTCTTTGATGATCTCCATAACCCTCTTCTCCTTCAGAAAAATTACTGTATCTAGATTTAAATTCTAAAAAAACAATTTCTCTTTGCATTGTTTTAAATATTTTATTATTAAAAAAATTATCTTGAACATAAATACTTTTTTTATTTGTCATAATTTTTCAAAAGGAGATGGATTATTTATTGGTTTAAACTCTGTACTGTATTCACCATTAAAATTAATAGCCATAGTAATTCTTGTTTCGTCACTTGTATTTGCTGATACGGAGTGTGCTTGACAGCCTGAAAAAAAAATAACACTTCCTTCTTTAGGTGTGACTTTTTTAACATTAGAATCTTGATTTTCTTTTTGTAATCTAAATCTATCATCTCTATGAAAAAAAAATTCACTAGGAGATTTTTCTACTTTGACATAGTAAACAGCGGAAAGTATACAATTGTGAACATGCTGGTATGCAAATTGATTTTTTTCATACCAATTTATCCAACACTCCATAGGATTAAGGTGTGGAACTTCCCAACCATCGTCTTTAATGCTTTGCGTAATTATATTTCTTATAACATTTTGTGTTTCAAAAACAGCAAAGTATCTACAATGAGAATCCCACGGAGTTTTGTGAGCTTGTACAGGTTTATTTTCTTTGTTTTCCATAGAAAATTTATGAATATTTTTATTTTTTTCTACTGTAATAATATCTTCTAATTGTTTTTTCCAATGTTCATGGTCAGGCATTACAAAAGACCACATATTATCTGTAAATATATCGTGTTTATTAACTTCTACTTGCATAATGTACCCCCAAATATTTTATTTATCATTGTAAGTCTAACTTAATAAAATTATCAACTATGATTTTTGGTTCTATATCTATTGCGTAAGGATGCTCAGTTACTAAATTACAATTTTTTTCGTACCCATACATAGTATGTTTAGTTGTTCCCCATAACACAACTCCTTTTTTATTAAAATCTTTATTTGAACACATGTGTTGTAAACTGCTGTCTATACATAAAAACGACAAACAGTATTTAGCTAAAATCATAAAGTCTAATTTGTCTGTAAAAATACTTTGCGTTGTATTAAAAAAAGGTTCATGCTCATTATCATGACCAAAAACAATAATGTTTAAATCAGGTATTTCTTCTTTAATTAAATTAATAACCTCTTGACCATGTTTGTAATTTCTACCCACATTATTAGAATTATACATATTTTGTTTAATAGCTTGACCTCCTGTAAACTGTACTAAAATAAATTTACCAAGTTTTAAAATATCAGATTGTATTATTTTTTCTCTTTTTTTATTTATTTGAAAATTAGGTGCAATATTATCTACTTTTACATCATACATGTCTGCCCAATATTTAATTATATGACTTTTTCCTTTTAAAAAATTTGTTTTATTTGGTTCATTAAAAATTATGTTTTTATAATTATTAAAAAAAGTATGAAAAGTATCTTTAAAAGGATCAATATTATGTAAATGAGATGACAATACTCTATCATCATTTTGAAAGAGCTCAGGACACGCTGACATTAAAGCTAATTTTCTTTTTTCTTTTTTAAATAAAGCGTCTAACAAAGCTGTAAACTGTAAGTGTTTACCAACCCCTCCTTCAATAATGTGTAAATCAATCATATTTTATTTTTCACTGTAACTCACTGTTAAATATTCTATCTTTTTTATCCAACCTTTAGGTATTGCTATTGCACCTCCTCCAGACACGTCTTCTTTGTCTTTACTGTAAGATCTCATAATAACTATTTTTTCTTTACCATTATGAATCATCCACCCTACTTCTTGGCACACGGCTAATGGAGCATTAATAACATCTTTTATATCAAGCCAACCTGTTTCTGTATCACGAGCATCAAGCCAAGTCACACGGACCATAGGTGTTTTATTTATATCAAACATTTTCTCTGTAAAAAATATTAAGTGTATATCTTTTAGAGCTATCCCCAAAAGATTGTAGATCTGAGTGTGGTATCTTTAAGCCATTAAAAAACAATCCTCTGTTCTCTACAAAACCTATGTGCGATGATAATTTTTCGTTATGTAAAAACCCCGTACCGTTGTTAAGTAAAGGTTCTCCTTTTACAAATAAAAGAAAGTTAGCAACATTATCTTTATCACCATCAGTATGAAACAAAGGTTC